CGGGGCTTCTGCTCTGCGCGTGAACATTTAACCGCGCAATTGCGCAATTAAAAAATGATGTAGGGGAAATAACTCTCCTCCGAGTACCTTTACGATGATAAGCATGTGCTCTGTCATCAAAAGGATTTGATAATCACGATTTGATCACCGTGACTATTATTACACTCATTACAACTTTTCGGTTCCAATTATTATTGGAAAGAAAGCTTAATTATGCTTGGTTCAACACTTTACACAGCCGATGTGACTATAGGAGCGACGGCTCTCACGTTTACTAAAATACGTGAAGGGCTATATCGCTCTGAAATCACTGTCGGTGGTATCAGTGTCCCAGTCACAATTCAGCTTACCCCTGCAGACCCTAGGAATGCTAAAAGGAGACTAACCGTCACCTACAAGTATAACCCGGGTTTGCTACAGGGACCGAATACACTTTTCGGTAAAAGCACCATGACTTTCATGTGTGATTTTACTGTCGGATCCGAGGCCACCACTGCGGTCATTGACTCGCAGTGTCAGCGTTTTCTCGGGTTCCTCATGACGTCTGGAATGTTCCAGGCGCTGATCAGTGGTTCTGCATAGCTGATAGTGTTAGGATCGCGAGATCCTAACTCTATGCAGTTCATTGTAATGATATTGATTTGACTATCTTGCAAGCCAGCTCCAATCGGATGCTGGTGAGCATATGAGGCACTGTGCCTCATATGTACCCACTCCTTTGGAGGTTACTTGATTGAATATAAAGTCTACACCAATATTCACCCGGCTTCTCTCGAAGCGTGGGATGGACATGGTGTCGGTGTTGAAGGTTGTCCTAGCTCAGCTTCTTGGCTGGGCGATCGGAGCTATCCTGCCGTTACTGCGCAGGACGTACCAACGGATGACCAAGTACGGACATATGAGCCGTTCAAGATCGAAGCAGACGCCCAACCGTTCGTAGATCCGACTATCAGGTCGGCACGTAATTGGAAGGATATACGTTCTAGTAGTGAAGTTTCAATGACTCCATTACATCGACGTAAAGTCTCGACTAGTAATACACTAGTTTCCATTCCTCGAATATCAGGAGGACTTGGTGTTCGGTTTTGCCAACGCCACGCTATCCGTCCCATAAACCCACAGTACATAAACAACTGTTACTATGGGTATAACGCTATAGCTTACTGTTACGCTAAAGAAGCACAACAGGACTATTCGCATTGGGATGAACAGGGTGATTTAGATTTCTGGTCTTTATCGTATCCGATTGTACAAACATCGGATATAAGTGGATCAGATATCGCGAAAGCAATTGTCGAGACTCGTGAGAGATGCGCGACTAACAGTTTAGTTTCGTATGATCTTTTAACTGAAGTCGTTGAAGCGCCAAAAACGCTGGCTTTGGGAAAAGATGTACTCTTAGGAGCCTCAGGTCTGCTTAAGAAGTTCAAGTCGCAGTTTTCTGCGTCTGATCTTGCTATAGCGCGCCACATGACGCCTAATAGGTTACTAAGGAGCTCAATACGAGCACTTCGTAAAATAGGTAGTTCATGGATGACCTATCGCTACGGCATAATGCCGCTTGTGTACTCTTTTCAAGGAGTACGCAAAGTATTTAAGCGAGGTTGGTTAAACACTGATCGTGGGACGCAGGTAATTAACCCTGCACCCCTTAATTTCAGTTTACCTAGTGGCGGTTATATCCGTCATGATGTAACTGGGAAGGTTATTGTTAGATCGACCGCTACCTCAAAATTTAGCGAGGCACAAGTAGTCCATCTACAACACATCGGTGTGAATCCATTGGTTACTGCTTGGGAAGAAATTCCTTATAGTTTCGTAATTGATTGGTTCGTCAACGTCGGAGATTACATCCTAGCCAAAACAACGGCTGATCTGTATTCCTCCAAAATGTGTTGTACCAGTATACGAACTAGCAAAATTGATACGTACACCCTGAGTGTTCCGGTGGATCAATCGATCCAATTTCAGAATTCAGGGGATATGGGTGGCCCATGTTGGGCTAACCCACCATCACCACCAACAATACAAAATGTTGGTGTTAAGGGTGGCGTAGTCAGAACTGTCACTACGGAAACGTATGACCGTTCCATTTTTGCTTGTGGTGACGCAGTTGCTCTTCGTTTCTCTCCTTCCATCAATTGGAAGCGAAGCGTAGACAGTTTCGTCTTAGCTCTCAACCAACTAAAAAGAAGGTAAGAAATTACCTCGGAGGACTTAATGTCCACTCTAGTATTGAAGAAAACCGATCAGTTCGGAGTTTACTACTCCGATCCAGCAGTACCCGGAC